CAAAGCCAAGGATTGTCCCCCCCACTGCTGTGTGTAATCGCCACAACTTGCCTGCTGGCTGTTGGGGCGATAATGAAGACATAATGAACATAGCAGCAGTGATTGCGTCAAAAAGGGCGCAGCGCGCGTTGAAACACTCTCAGCAAATGCTTTATGAAGCAAGGCGATCACCGATCATGCCGTGCTATAGCCCTGATGAATCGCGGGCTTTCGATTACAACCGGTTAGACATGCAAGGGGGCCTAGATGCCGCATTGGCGCTAGTGCGAGTCCTATATAATACACAACCGGAGTACGGAGGCTTGAACTTTAGGACGTGGCATTGGCAACGGGCTCTACGGGGTTGGCATCCCGATGATGAGCTTGATGGTGAAGTTGTCTATAGTGGGATGCGCTCAATTAACCTGGAGGTGACCGATCAGGACTTTAGGGTTTATGATCTTTCCAATGTTAAGAAGAGGACAGGTTTGCTGTTCCCCCTACCAGGAAACGTGCATGACGTGATTTACAATTCCTTGACTGTCACAAATCTGCGTGACATCTTGGCAGACAAGTTGGATAAATTCATGCATGAAACTCTCACACCATATAACCTGCAGTACTGGGATTATGACCACGAAAACAAGTGCAGGATTCTTCAGCGTTATGCTTCCGCTGAGGTTACGTTTAACAAAATCAACGTCGCCATTTCCAAGGATGTTGCGTGGAGAGCCACACGCTATGTTTTTGGCCCGTTGTGCTTTGTGGGTGTTAAGCTGACATTCATAGAGCCCGAACTGACTAATCCAACACGCGAGAAGTTGGTTAGTCGGCAAAAGGTCGTACCGTTCACGACCGTAGCTGGTGGATTGGACTTACAGGAAGCCCTAACTAAGGAAGAGATCATGACAAACAAATTTATAGATCACTTAGTAGCGGACTGTCCAACTGTGGTCCCAGCCACATCCATCAAAATCTGTGATTATGAATGTTCTGCAAGGAGCACGGCCACAGATAAACTTATTGTCGGTAACCTCATCAGTGACAAGGGTATCACCACCTTTGTCCGCCAGGGTTGGGCCCCTGGTTTATATAAGGATATCGCTGAAGTGACCGCCACTGTACGGTTGATGAGTACTGGTCTAGAAATGACCTTCATCACGGTGGCGAAGAGAAGCCCAAATGTTCTACGCGGATTGCATGATTTCAAAATCACAGAAACTATGCTCCCCGTGCCCATCCGAGTATCTGTTTACTCTGATGAGGACACGAAGAAGTATCTACCACTACGCTTGGTTGATCGTGTCTATAACAATAACATTGAGGAGAAGCTCATGTTCAGGGCGACTACAACATTGCTAGAGAAAGGCGATATGGTGCTTGCATTGGCACAAGCCAAAGCGGAATTAATAAACACAGACGCCACGCCACTCGACTTTCTCGCATTAAAGAGGTACTTCCACACCATCTACTTTGCCGAGACCGGCAAGCAGGTGGCTTAGGAACCTTTGGATGGAAAAACCCTGCTATGCTTTATCAATTCGAATATAGAGAGCCATAGAGTCTCGCCGTATTCGAATTACAACATCACTGACCACATTAGAAGTAGAATTGCACTAGATTTCGATTATGTCATGGAATCAGTTGTTGCAACGCACCCCGGCTATTTGATATGTCGGAAATGTGGTCTATATGAGTATGGTGACGATGGCAACTGCACTGGATGCTTGCGGAAACGCACTCACAAACAACTTCGTATCCGTGCACCTAAATCAACGATCGAGTACAATCCATTTCGAGCTCGGTCAAAGAGGGAGAAGACGGCTGGTCTGATCACGCACGGCGTGGTCTTTCCTAGCTATCCTATGTTGTCATCCGCTTCCACAAAACGTATGGAGGAATTGGCCCTATCAGGTAGGGCATTGGCACTTGTGCCTCCTCCTGACAAACACCAGTTTGCTGCATTCTCTAAGTGGGTTATGAGCAACATGAAGTTGCTATTTCCCAATTTGCCTGTGAAACTCCAGCAATGGAGTTTTGATCAATACAATGAAAGAGGCAACTTTGACAAGGCTACCAAGATGGCCAACACGAAGGCTTATTACAACGACTTGCTTAGAACCACGCCCAATAAAAAATTGGTTAGCAAGTGGTCGACCTTCAAGTCTTTCGTCAAAGATGAGAAAATGGCTAAGTGCACCTTATTTGGACCTGAACCGGACACCCGGCCACGCTTCATACAAGGGTGCACTCCTCAGGCAGCAGTGTCAACTGGAATGTGGATGTGTGCATTCCAAGAGTATCTCCATAGTGAGTGGAGTACTCCTTGGTTAAAATTTGCAGCTGGCTCTAATTTAGATCAGATCTCTGATTGGTTGAACGAGAACTTCGCAGATAAGCAGTATTTCTACGAAGATGATTTTACTTTGTATGACTCAACCTTTTCCAAGAGCTGCCATGATCTAGTGATGAAAATATATGAGCAAGCAGGGCTCAAGGATGAAGCCTGGGCGTGGGCTATTCGAAAGGCCCAGGTTAATTCTAGAGGTTTTACTCGCCAGGGTCACAAGTATGTCGTTGAAGGCACTATGAAGAGTGGGGTTGCAGACACGTGTTTATCCAATTCTATTGTAAATGGTCTGTCCCATCTTTATGCTATTCACAAGACTACGGGCTTAGGCCTGAAGCAGATTTTCTCCCAAATTAGCATGACTTTAATGGGAGACGACAACTTGATAATGACCAGCCTTAAGTTGAATGTTGCGGCTATGAGTGGGGTGATAAGGGGCCTTGGACTGGTCCCAAAATTGCACCAGAAGCAGAGTGTTGAAGATGTGGTCTTTCTCAATAATCGACCATATCCCACTCCCGATGGCTATCAATTCGCTCCTAGGATAGGGCGATTGTTACAACGCCTGGGATGGGCTACTGACAAGAAAGTGTCGACTGCATACACTCATGCCGTGTATAAGGCGTTCGCGAAGTCTTGTGCTCACGTGCCAGTACTAAATAAATTGATATCTCAAGTTTTAGCAGTTACAAAGCATTTTGACCATGGTTTGGAAAATTCCACTAGTGTCAAGAAAGAACTGCAGTATCAATTAGCGTCGAGCAATCGCGATTTGAAGGTCACAAGTGCGAGTTATGACTTTCTATCCAGAGTCTATGGAGTATCTCAAGTTCAAGTGCAACAGGCTGAGAATGATCTAGCCACGATCAGGAGCGTGCCTTGTTATATAGGCTCTAATGCGCTTGAGATGTTCATACTAGTGGATCAATGACCCTAACCCATCTGTCGGGGAGCGGTCTTGTAAATACCTAAGGGTTGCGGTGTAAAAATCGACAGATGATAAAAGAAAACTGAAGATTCTGTTCCTCCGCGCAAAACAGGGACAGATGAAAGCTTACACTCAGGCTTTATTCTAGACAATGGCTATAAAGCGACAAGGTAAGCAACAAAATAAGAAGCCGATGCCAAAGGCTTCTCCAGCTAGGAAACGTGAGGTCAAACGCGATGTTAAGGCTGAGGTGCATAAGGTGGTGAGAGCTGTACAATCTAAGGTTCCAGTGGGAAAAACGCCGATGGCTACCAAAATTGCCATGGCGATTGCTCTCCCTGGAACGTGCCCCAATCTGCGAATTAGGGCATCACCAGCAGACTCTATGCCTACTGCTTGCACCTCAACACATCTCTTGGCCACCGTTAAAACGCCAGCTGCTGACGTTAACTATCCCACATTGATGCCCACAGGCACTTCATTTGTGGCGTTATTCAGGGATCCCCTCAGATCGATTGTTCAGTATGTGACTGGCTGTCCAGCCTACACGTACAATTTCCAGTTCAGGGACTTCGGCGCAGCTGTTAGTCCCAATTATACGGCAACTGCGAATATGCCGAGCATAGATGCTGGAGTTGATCCTCTATACGCTACTAGTGCTACCGTTGGGGCCCCACATGGTGCAACCATGTTCATGGGCCGAGCCGATGGGCATTCTTATTTCTGGTTTGATAAGGGTTCAGTCATTACAGCAACACAATCGGCGGTCGTTGGTGCCAATATGAGCCTCTTCGCTTATAACGGGGAGGAGGATCCAATATACTCTGCTGCATTCGCAGCAGGGTCTTGGACCTATACTTGTACAGCACCTAATGGCCAATATGCTAGACTGGCACTCTTGGGCGTTGCTGCGACTACATTCACAATGACAGTCACTCTGAGCGGCTCAGGTGATAGCTTTGCCCATATTTCAATCCCGAATATTCAGAACCATTATCCGCAATTGGTAAAGGCGCGCGTCAATGCCGCTTCTTTAATGGCTTCACCAGTTGCATCTATTCTGAATCAGGGTGGTACGATAACAGCAGGCAATCTGGAGGGCAATATTCTTTGGAATTCCGTCATTTCGACGAGTGCCCTCACCAGTTTGCCCGTAGGAGAGTTTGATGAGCGTCTCTTTACCAAGGGGATGTACACTTACCTCCGGCCTTCTAGTCTGGATGAACTGTCTATGGTTTCTTATGCCAGATTCGACAATTTGTCTACTCTTGTCCCCAGCGAGTTGGGTTTTCCACTTGACAACAATTACAGATATGTGGCGATGCTACTCATAACCGATGTGGTTGGAGCCGTTGCCCCAGGATTGGAATTCCTTCGCACTTCAAATTGGGACCTAGAGTACCAAACGCCGGACCAGTGGTATGAGGACCACAGACCACCAGGTACTTATTTTGATGCAGTAGAAGCCCTTAGGCTTCTTGAGACGGTCGAACTATTTCATGATAACCCATTGCACTTCTCAGATGTGAAAAACGCTTTAAGAGGTGGGTTCAATTTCATGAGGAAGCATGCTAGGAAAGTCACATCTGTCTTTTCCGCACTGTTTCCACAGTATGCCGCGCCAGCTATGGCAGCTGGTGAGTTTCTCAACACCCTGCCTGAAATGTAATTGAGCTAGGCTCTTTACAATGCCAAATCCTAGTCGTGATGAAGACCATCACCTCAATGTGTCATACACAATTCTTATCATTGAGATTTTCGGTTTCTTCGTAAACATTTGTGTTTTATTGGATTTGATTCTAGAATGGTCTCAAAAGTAATAAGGTTATTTTCAATGTCGGTGTTTTTGGAGAACGCTGCAGTGTTGACGACAACAGCCCCGTCTTATTTGAAGACAGGCACTGGGGCAAACTATGCGGTTGGCTTCAATTACCCTTTAACTGCGGTTGCGGTTGGGGTGACTGACGCCACTGCAAATTCGTCCCTTTCATTGCCAGCTGGTCGCTACCTGATAAAAGCATCAGTGAGTGGAATCGTCACTGGTGACAATGTTCATGTTTGGCTTGTGCCCTTCGTTGGGGCGGCTATTCCTGACGCTGTCACACATTCAATTCTCTTTACGATTAATCCCGGTCAAGCGCAGAATTCTTTAACCCAAGGGCCTCAACGCCTCTTGGAATTCGATGTTGGTGTGAATGTATCACATCAATATGATTTGATCTGGACTACGTCTGGAGGGCAGTTGAATTTCAAAATGCTTTTCAGCGCTTTTGCTGTAGGCTCTGTCAAGTTGATAGCAGCCTTCACATTTTACCAAATTTCACCACAGTAGTTATACACTGAGTAACAACATTCTTCTCAGGTATCTTTTACACCTTTTACTTTATAACTTTTTGTGCATATTTTAAAAGGAGGTTCTGCTTTGGCCCCGGAGATGGGCTGTGGGGTTTGTGACGCATCCACGTTCAGAGCATAAGTCACGCCAGTGTCACACTCGGGTTTATTAACACCCGAGTCACTCGCACGCCAGTCATATTTTCAACTGGTTCGGCAATAAATAATAAAACCTATCTCAAGCACAAAGCTAAGTTTTCGTGCTATAAGAGTTAGCGGGGGTTAAAACCCCAAAGCACATGAATGTGCTACTCTACCGCTCACAAGCATAAGTTGGTGCGCTCAAGACTTTTTCTTTAGCTCAAACCGGGAGTTATCCTAACCGGAACTTGACACCTGACAGGACGTCCTAGACTAGAGGCATTGCCTCGTCCAGTCGAAAAATCC